ATGGCAAATGTCGAATCAATTGTTTTAAAAATGTTAGATAGGTGGAATAAATCAGATGATACAAGTCAAAGGCATAGAGAAGATATCGTCAAAGAATTAAATGACGTTACAGATGATTTAGCTTATTTAAAAGGTAGGATAAATGGGAAGGAGCTATAATGCTTAAAAAAATGATCGGAAGGTTAGTAAAAAAAATGGGTATGGTTAAACTTATTATAATGATAGGAGATCATGCTGTTAAAGCTAGCAAATCAAAGAAAGATGATAAAATTTGGGCTGAAGTAAAAGAATTGCTTGAAACTTTAGCTTGAATATAAATACCCAGAATGTAAGTAAGGCTGAGGAGGCTTTACTAGAGTCGTCAAAGGATATGTTGGCATTTGGGAAGTTATTTCTCCCAGATGACTATTTGAGATCTGAAACACCATGGTTTCATTATGAGATATCAGATTCAATAATGGATAAGGAAGTGAAACAGTTGGCTGTTATTATGCCACGTGGTCATGGTAAAACTGTTTTGACTAAGTGCGATATTCTATGGTCATTTTTGTTTACCAGGGATGAACCTTTGTTTTACGGGTGGGTATCCGCAACTGCGAAGCTTGCCACTGGTAATATGGATTATATAAAGCATCATTTAGAGTTCAATGATAGAATATTGTATTATTTTGGCGATTTAAAAGGCAGAAAATGGACAGAGGAAGATATAGAACTTAGTACTGGTCACAAGCTTTTGTGCAAATCAAACATATCAGGCATTCGTGGCGGAGCAAAGCTTCATAAGCGTTATGACTTGATTATACTGGATGACTTCGAAGATGAAAATAATACAATTACTCCTGAGGCTAGAGCGAAGAACGCAAACCTTATCACTGCGGTTGTTTATCCTGCTCTGGAGCCTCATACTGGCAGGTTGCGGATTAATGGTACTCCTGTGCATTATGATTCCTTTATTAATAATTTATTGACCAACCATGAAAGATCAGTAAAAAATAAAGAAGATTTTGCCTGGACTGTTAAAACATATAAAGCATTAGACGAAAAAGGGAACGCGCTTTGGGACTCTTGGTTCCCAGCGAAAAAGCTAAAGGAAAAGAAGAAATTCTATCAGGATTCTGGACAGTCTCAAAAATTCTATCAAGAATACATGATGGAAGTCCAAAGTGCCGAAGATTCTATTTTTAGTATGAAACATGTTAAGTATTGGGAGGGGAGCCACTTATATGATGACAAGACTGGAATAAATTTTATTATTGCTGATGACGACGCTATCCCTGTGAATATTTTTTGCGGTGTTGACCCAGCAACAGATTCTTTTAGGAGAGATTCAGATTTTTCTGTTATTATGGTAGTTGCTGTTGATGAAAATAACAATATTTACGTCTTAGATTATATAAGAGAGCGTGGGTTACCTGTTTTGGGTATCCCTGGTGAACCAAAAGAAGGGATTGTTGACAAAATGTTTAATTTATCAGCAATTTATCATCCGTCACTTTTTGTAGTCGAAGATACTACAATGTCACGTCCAGTTTTCCAGGCTTTAATGTCAGAATCCAGACGAAGAAATGATTTTACGGTAAGGTGGCGTGAGGAAAAACCTGGAACAAGACAAAGTAAATTAGATAGGATACAAGGGGTATTAGCTCAACGAATGACAATAGGATCTATAAAAATTAAAAAAAGTCATTATGATTTACAACATGAAATTGTTACATTCGGACCACGCATGGCGCATGATGACACCATCGATGCGCTTGCTTATGCTGTAAAATTTGCTTACCCGCCTAAAAATATTGCTGTCTCAAAGGATGGCATTCGTCGTAAAAAACAAAAATCGCCCAAAAATTGGATAATAGCATAGGTGAACATTGGCAAAAAGAACAGATAAAACAGCAGATCGGGTAAAACAGTTATACGACTCTATAAATGGTTCTTTTAGAGAATCTTGGGAAAGAGTTAACCAGGAAGGGCACGATTTTTATCTTGATAATCAGCTCTCTGCAAAAGAAAAAGCAAGTCTGGAAGAAACTGGAATGCCCACCTTTACGATTAATAGGGTTATACCTGTTGTTGAAATGCTTAATTATTATGCGACGGCTTCCAATCCAAGGTGGCAAGCGGTGGGGGCTGAGGGTAGCGATTCTGGCGTAGCAGCTGTATTCTCTGATATTGCTGATTATATATGGAATGGATCTAATGGGCAGGCGCTATATTCTAATGTTGTAAACGATGCTATAACTAAAAGCGTTGGATACTTACTTGTGACGGTAGATTCGAATGCCGATATGGGGATGGGCGAAGTTGTTATTCAGCAGCCAGAGCCTTTTGATATATATATAGACCCAAAAAGTCGAGACCCATTATTTAGAGATGCTGCTCATGTTATGATTCGCAAAGTTTTTACCCGCACTCAATTATTGAAAACATATCCACAGTATGCCGCTGGGATTAAAAGGGCATCTGGTCGTTTTGGTGAAGAGCAAGGCTATTCTGTGAATGCGACTAATACGGGCGATTTCCAATATAAGGATATTAGAGAGGGTTATGATAAAGATGGCGGTATTGATGATCTAGTTGAATTATTTGAGCTTTATGAGAAAGAGCAGATTGCTTATTATAATGTTTTTTATAGAGTTGTCCCTCCACCTGAAGAGATGAAAAAGATTAAAGATAATGTTCGGGTACAGTTGGAAGAAATGAAGAAAGAGATGTCTGTTGAGATGAAAGAATTGCAGGCAAAACTTGCTGAAGCAGTAGAAGCCGAAGAAATGCTTCCAGAAAGAATGGCTCTTGAATTGGAAAAAAAGGGGAAGATGAATAGTCAGCAGTTGCAATCAGCGGAACAGCAAATGACTGCTGAAGCTCAAAAGGCTGCAAGTATTGTCAAAAACAATGTTGTAACTGCAAAAGAATATAAAATTTTACTAAAAGATAAAGAATTTGTGTCAATGATTGTTGATTCTGTTAAGTTTTTTAAGCCTGCAATAAAACAAAGTTGTGTAGCTGGTGATGTGACTTTGTATGAAAAAAATCTCCCTATAGAGCATTATCCCTTAGTGCCGTTTACTTATAAGTGGTCTGGGACACCGTTTCCAATGAGCGCTGTGAGTCCCTTAGTCGGGAAACAGCGTGAGATTAATAAGGCGCACCAGCTTATGATTCACAACGCTTCATTGGGATCTTCTCTTAGATGGATGTACTTTGAAGGATCTATTGATACTGATTATTGGGAAAAGAATGCCACTGCCCCAGGCGCATTGCTCCCAGTTAACCAAGGGTTTGATCAGCCAAAAGAGGTCCAACCTGCATCCTTAAACAATGCATTTTTCCAAATTGTCCAGGCTGGGAAAAGCGATATGGAATATTTGGCTGGGATATATTCGTCTGCTCAGGGGGACACCCAACAGCAGCATGACACATATCGTGGGATGCTTGCGTTGGATGAATATGGAACTAGAAGGGTTAAACAATGGTTAAAGAGTAGTATAGAACCAGCTCTTAAACAACTTGGAGAAGTGGTAAAACAATATTCACAAGCAGTGTATAAAACACATAAAGTATTTAGAATTGTTCAGCCAAATGCTCTTCAGGAAGAAAAAGAAGCCGAAATAAATATCCCAATTTTCAATGATATGGGAGATGCTATTGGTAAGTGGAACGATTATGGTTCAGCAAAATTTGATGTAAGAATTGTAGCAGGTAGTACGCTGCCTGTGAACCGATGGGCATATCTATCGGAATTAAAAGAACTGATGAAACTGGGAGTAGTGGACGATTTAGCTGTTCTCGCTGAGACGGATATTAAAGATAAAACAGCGATTGCAAAGCGAAAAAGTTTATATTCTCAGATGCAAGAAGCCATTAAAGGTCTTGAGGAACAACTTAAGGACAAAAGTGGCACTATCGAGACTCTTGAACGACAACTTGTTCAGGCAGGTATCAAGGATAAAGTCAGATCGGTAGAATCAGAGATTCGCAAGGGAGCAGTGCGGGCGCAAGGACGTATGTCTTTAACCGCCGATAAAGCACAAGCTGGTGCGGAGATCCAAAAACAAAAAGCTCAATTAGAGCTTGATAAAAAAAAGCAATCAAGGAGTGAAAATGGCACAAGAGAATAAACCAGAAAACTCTGCTAGAGAACAAACACTTAACCCTGAGGTTGATTTAACTCAGGAAAGTGGAGTTGCAGTAGACTCTGGAGATTTTTTCGAATCATTGGACCGTGAGGTGAACGGGATGATTCTTGATAGTAATACAGTCGACGATGTTGAAGAACAGGTAACTCAACCATTGGTTGACCCTAGTGTTAATGTTGGAACTGACGATCACCAGCACGATTGGGAGAAGAGATACAAAGACTCCTCAAGAGAGGCGCAAAAGATGAAAGAGCGTCTTGATGAGGTATCTGAGTTTTCTCCTCTTATTGATCGGCTAAAAGAAGACACGGGAATGGTAGACGTAATAAGACAATACGTTGAAGGTGGCAATAGTCCACAAGACGTAAAGCAGGCGCTCGACCTCCCAGAGGATTTTGTATTTGATCTAGACGAAGCCGTAACAGATAAGAATTCCATGAGCGCAAAAGCGTTGGAACATACTATCTCAGGCGTTGTGGATCACCGTGTCAATACTAGGCTCCAGCAAGACAATCAGGCTCGAAAGCAGGATATGCGAAAGAGTCAAAAAGCAAATGAGGCGAAAGAGTTCCAGGAACGAATGAACATGTCAAATGAAGACTATACTGATATGATGAATTGGGCAAATAAGCATGAAACATCATTGGAAGATATTTATTATTTGCAGAATCGTGACTCCAGGGACCAAAAAGTTGCTAAAGGTGCGAAAAATGAAGTGCTGAAGCAGATGAAATCTGTTCGGGATATTCCAACTAGTGTTTCTAATCATAATGCTACTGTTGTTGACGTTAAACACGATGATATGGTGTTTGACTCTCTAAAAACTGTAGATGAAGGATTGGAAGGATTATTTACATTGGATAATTAGAAGTGCCTCTGTCATAAATGAAAGTAGAGGCTTATAATGGCTGACAATCCGTTAACCCTTTCAACCCATGCACAGGCACAGGTTGAATCTACGTTCAATACAGGTGATCTCAGGAGACGATATGACTTCTCAAGTAGAGTCTCGGAGCTAGCTCCAGACCAAACTCCTTTTTTCAGGGTATTGAGCAAGGTGGCTAAAAAAGCCACAACTGATCCAGAATTTAAAACTCTGGAACAAAGATCCATGTGGCACAAGCGTTATGCTTATGCAGTAGCATTGGATCTAAATGGTGCTGCTCCTGGCAGCGGTGATAATGATAGTGATTATGCAGACTTTGCATTTGCATCTGGCGACTTACAAGCTGGTGACGAAATGAATGTTAAGTTTGAAACTGATTATCTATCTGCTGGTAATGTTCAGAATATTCTTGGACAAACTGGTACTGCTGTTGGCGCATCTGGTACTAAACCAATTTTCTTTTTAGAAAATCAAATGGTTAAAATCCCAGTTCGTAAAGTGGCGGCTGCTAATATAGCAGATGATACAGTTCCAACTGTTTATGTTGATGACTATATGGTTGTGAAGATCCAAAACCTTGGAGTTCCAGCTGCTAGTCCTGACGCAGAAGCTATTTACGCTAAATGTATTGTAGTTCGTGGCATCGCAGCTGGTTCAGATCATGTAACATTACCTGATGTACAGTATGAGTCAACAGGAACAACCTGGGAAGCAAATGCTGGGACTTCAGGTCTTGCAGAAAAAGACAAATGTTATGTCATTGGTTCGGCACATGCTGAAGGTTCTGGATTCCCAGATACCTACAAAGATACTCCTTATAAAGATGTAGTTAGTTATACCCAAATCTGGAAAACCACCATGCAAATGACAAATACTGCTCGGGCAACTGAGTTGAAATTGGCACGTGATGAATGGGCTCGGGTTTGGAAAAACAAACTCATCGAACATAAGTGGGATATCGAAACAGATCTTTTGTTCTCATCAAAGTACAAAGACTCTGCTGGTGTACGCTACACAGCTGGTATTGTTGACTATATATTATCAAGTGGTAATGTATTTTCAATTGATCTAGGGAGTAGTGGCACAACTTCTGATGATTTTCTTCAGAATATGAGTGACTTCATGGATCCTAGATATAATAGCTCTAATGCTACTATGTTTATGTGTGATACTGCGACTTATAACTGGTTACATAAATTAGGCGGATTCCAAAAGAATGACGTTGAAATTAGTAGTCAGTTTAGGTTTGATTTTGCTGTAACAGGCAAGAAAAAGTTATTTGGTTTACCAGTAACTCAGATCACAACTCCTTATGGCGACATGAATGTTGTTCGTAATGTCCATCTTGATGGATCTCCAGTTAGAATTGTAGCTGTTAACTTGAAGCACGTATCTTATCGACCATTGGTTGGTAACGGTGTGAATCGTGACACTTCAGTTTATGTTGGTGTTCAAAGTCTAGAAAACACGGGTGTTGACCGCAGAATCGACCTCATACAGACCGAAGCTGGTCTAGAGATCGTTATGCCAGAAGCACACGCTGTTTGGAAATAATGATTCTTAAGGGGGGACCTCTGATACAAGTCCCCCCACTAATCAAAGGGAAATAATATGGCAACGCTTGCAGTACAAATAGAAGCTTTGGCTGGCACAGCAGATAATGCTCTTCAATGGGCAAATGATGGGATATCGGCAGTTATTGATAGGGTTCTTGTCTTAGATCCTGAATCGTCTCATTTATTTGCAACAAATATTGACGATACAACCTCTATTGATATTAGCGATAGAAGGCACATTATAAGTGTCGCTAGGGGGAGTAAAATAGCAACTGAAATACCAGCAGAAAAACGATTTGCAGCTGCCGAAATTGATTCGTTACAAAAAGCTACAAATGATTACCCTCAATATTATTATTTGAATCAAACCATTCAAGTCTTACCTGCGGGAAGTATATCCGTTAGTAAGGTAGATTGCACCACTCTATCAAATTTAAATGGCAGTACAATTAGCAACTTTCCACTAAGTCTAATCCCACTTGTTGTTAATTATGCAGCTATGAAATCATTACAAGAAAAGATGGTCGGCTATACGGGACTTTCAGGATTGGTTCTCTCTTTACCTTCTATACCTCCTCAACCTACGTTGTCTTTCTCTATTGCTGACGGCATAACTGCCGTAAGTAATGTGGGCGACGTATCTTTACCTGAATATGTTTCTGTAGCCGACCCATCAATTAGTGCATTAGATCTAAGTTCGGTTACGGCTCCAATATCTCCTTCTGTTCCATCTTTTACATATACTGATGCTGCGTTGCAGGAAAGAGCAGAGCAGTTGGTGTTGTCATTATCGGGAACAGTCCCCGTTTATACAAAACCTAATTTTGTAGCCCCAGTGCTTACTGGGATTGAGAGTCTTTCTTTACCAGCTGCTCCCATTGCTCCAGGTGACCCAGATTATTC